ATTACTCTCAAGAGGGTGAGGCGCTTTCAATGAACAAATACTACACACTACAACGACAATCCCCAGAGGATTTTGCTTGGTCTCACTCGTTCGATTTCATGAATGAATTGTGGGCCCAGGACGTTGCGAATTTTTTCAGCGGCAACCCATGAAGAGGTTGTTTGGTCTATGGATGGAACAAAATCCGCCGGACCTCCCTTTAACAAGGATTTTGCTAACACTTACCTATGGTTGGAAGCGTATGGCGATTTGTTGAACTATTCGTACCGGTACCCAGGAGAATGTTGGATGAATTTGTGGAGCAGCCGCGTTAAGGAGGAACTCCGACCGGCAGAAAAAATCGCACTCAAAAAAGTGCGCACGTTTACCTCTAGCAACAAGGCGTATCAGTACATGTACGGACGTCTGTTCCGAAATGCTATGCAAGGTATCGTGAATGGCTGTGGTGTCCGAGCAGGGCACACAGTTGGACTGTCTAAATATGCAGGTCATTGGACTGAAATTGGTAATTATTTGGACGAACTGCCTAATAAGTTCGACTATGACGTCGCGAAATGCGATGGCGAGGTTCAGAATCATGAAAAGAGTGATTACCTCGATTACCTTTGGTTCAACATGCGTGTTGAAGACCGCACCCCTCACAATAACGAAATTTTTCTAAGGATTAAATTGACCGAGCTTTTTTCATTAGTTATTGATGGGACGGGGGTTGTTTGGCTTGTACCGAACGGAACCAAGTCTGGGTCACCGGACACTACATCTAGCACAACGTGGATCGTCAAGAGACGGTTCGTGTACTCCTATTTTCATATCATGGGATTTGTTAATAAGGAGGATTATGCCGCCGGCTGTGCGTCATTCTTGAAGAATGTGCGACACATGGGCCAAGGCGATGATGGGGTGTTCAGTGTCTCAGATGAAGTCGTGGGGCGATTTAATTACGTCTCGATTTCCAAGTTTTGGGAGTCACACGGCTGGCACTTGGAAACGTTGTCCGCTATGCCAAGAGATCTCGACTCTGTCGTTTTTCTCAGCAATTGGTTTAGAAAACTGGACAAGTGGTGGATACCCGTGCCTTGCACCGATAAGGGAAAGGCAAGCATGGCTCATACCCGCAAGCGAACACCAGCGATGTCCTTATGTAGAGCGTTTGCACTCTATCAAGAGTGCTATTATGCCGATGAGATACGGCAGATGCTCGCGTTACACATAGCACG